GCAGCTTCATTGACATCATTATTGACTACTTTACTATTTAAAAATGCTATTTTAAACATTTCAGCAATCTCCTTCTCGTCAACTCCACATAAACTAGGAACATTTCTACTCATATCCCCAATGATTCTTATAAAGAAATCTTCAAATTTATCCTGCATAAAATGTATTTCAAATTCCTCTGGCATTTCTATTATTAATTTCATTTTTCATACTCCCTCCTGATAAACATCTCTCCATCACACCAGAAGTAATCTTCCGCCGGCATGTAGTTCTCTATAACTGTCTTATTGTTACATGTATATGTTCCGACTGCTGCCACACTCTTAGAACACTGCTCGCAACAGGTATACTCACATAAGTGTTTATGTCGTCTTCTGCTCACCCTTTCACCTCTCATTTTCCTTTTTGAATAAAAAATACCAACCATCAAATAATGACGGCTGGCTTTATATTTTTTATTCATATCTTGTTTTCATTATGCCTTTTATTGTATCCAATGATATATTATCTGTCGTTTTATAAAAAACACCTCTATATTCGCGTCCCACATCAAACTCCGCTCTTTGAACTATAGAATCACTTATACCAAAAATATTACTTATTGCTTCAGGCACTCTTCTTAATATAGTTCGTGAGCTTGCACAATTTTCTAATTCATCATCAAATAAAACAGACTCACTTTCCAAAAAATACTTTATTTTTTCTCTGTTTTCATTAACGATTCTCTCTGCACTAACAAGAAATTCATCTTTCATCTGCTAATACCTCCTTATATTTATATTATATCCGTCATTATTTAATTGTCAAAGAACAATACTTAGACAAACCTTAATTGCTCTGTCTTTTCTTCATTTTTATTGATTTTTATTTAGGAGTACCTTATACTGTCATTACAAGGTACTCCTTGTGTTTTGACAATCCCTATGTGCTGGCTAGGCTGTGAGGGATTGTCTTTTTTCTTGTCTTTTCCGGCTTGCTAATGCAATAAGAATCTCAAAAAATCTTTTTGTATCATCAGATACTTCTGCATTGTTTATGAATTCTACACACTCCCTAAAATTATTTTCTGACATTTCAACCAAGTTCTTTAACATTCCAAATGTTACTAAATCATTCATATTAGCATCTCCTTTGTTTTATTATAGTTTCATTATACACTATAACAAAACGTTGTCAACACTTAAGTAAATATTTTTACACTCTATTGAAACATTTTACATAATGATGTATAGTATTCTAAAAGGAGGTGTTTAATATGAGTAATGATATTCGTAATGAAATTAAGTCATATATAGCCAAAAGCGGTATGACATTGACAGATATCATATCTGAATATAATAAAACTCACGAACCAACAACTACACAGAATATATCTAACAAATTAACTCGTGGAACAATCAAATATAGTGAATGTCTCGCATTAGCAGATATCATGGGTTATGACATTACTTGGGTTAAGAGAGGTTAACGCCTCTCTTTTTTCATGCCAAAAACTTGTTTATAAAATACTGCTGCCCTTTTCCAGTTACTTTAGTCGTTCGGTTTATACGGACTGAACCATCTGGATTATTCACTGTACTTTCTTTAACCTCAAATAAGTTCATATCCATGCTCTTCTGCGTCGGCATATTGTAATCTGAACCATTCCTCTTTATTAAGTATCCATTTTCACGTAGCCATAAAAACAACCTTTTCTGCCCCATATCAACACCATTCTGTTTTATCAGCTTTGCTAAATCACCGATTAATATTGATGTATGACTAGCCGAAACTGCATCAGCAAATATTTCTTTGGGTTTCATACGCTGATAATCAATAAGGAGTGTAGTATTCGTTTCCTTTAGACTATCAATTGTCTTATTTGCTACTTTCAGCGCTCTAGCCATAACCTGTTCTGGTGTATTCCATGCCTTTTCTAAATTAATCAGATACTGACGGCACTTCTTCCCTTTTTCTGTTCTACTCATTAAGCAGATATGTTTTGCCATATCAACTGTCATGTTATAGTCTTGCAAATCTCTTATTTGCACTCCACCATTGTTTTGAACCTCCGTACCTTTAAGTACACTGGTAAAATCTTCTCCTTCAACAAATCCTTGAGAATTAGAATCAAACCAAGCTGAAAATCTCTTGCTTATTTCAAGAGCATCGTAAAGTTCTCTCGCTGACACAGTCTGTGCTTCATCATTTACCGTTATTAAAGTATTCATAATGTTAAAATCTCCTTTTTATTTTACTTATGTTACTAATTTCATTCAATTTTATAAAAACAATAAATTTAATTTTAATTTCCCATAAAGTCAAACAGTGTAGGTGTTTCTATCTCATTTTCTGCTTCCTGAAGATATCCAACACCATCTCTGAAATAGTCACAGCTCAGTTCTATTCCATAGCCGTATCTTTTCATCTTTACTGCCGTCATTGGAACTGTCATTAAGCCTCCAAACGGGTCAAGAACCATATCACCTTCATTACTGTATCTGTTAATGATTCTTTCAACAATATCAAGCTGCAGTGGGCATACATGCATCTGCTGCCTGCGTCTGCTCTGTGTTGTATTAAGTGTTCTCATTCTGTTTATATCATCCCATACATCAAGGTTATTCCATGAACCGGGAGCGACAACCATAAATGTGGCTGGGAGCTTATCATTTTTATCTAACTCTTCCGCAAGCTTCACATGTTCTTCATAGCTGTATACATTGGAACGGCTGTATTCCCTATAAACTCTCTGTAAATCATCAACACTGAATTCCTTAAGCTCATCCTTGCTTATAAGTCTGTCGCCTGAACTTCTCCAGTATCCGTGAGCATCTATCTGCCATTGTGCCCTTGTATAATCTTCCTTGGTTTTCTTTACAGGATCATCCGCATATGCATTAGACTTATCCGTTGGAAGCTTTCTGAACAGAAGTATGTACTCAGGACAGCCTACGCCCATCTTTGAACCGTCTTTACACTGTTCCGACCATCCAAGGCGGTATGTCTGGTTATTCTCCCTTACCACATCTGTGACAACTGTTATCATGCCAAAATACTGAAATCCGTGTTTCATGTAGTGTTCTATACACTGTGCGTGAAATGGTTCTATTGTAGGCATTCCAGTTCCTGTAGCATTTCCAAATAATACCCTGTCTTTAACATGGATGGCTGCTACCCTGCCAGGTTCAAGAATCCTTAAAAGCTCCGGTGTAAGGAAGTCCATCTGCTCAAAGAACTTTTCTGTATTCTCATTATGTCCGAAGTCGTTGTAATTGGCGCTATACTCATAATGGTTTCCGAATGGAATGGATGTGTGTATAAGTCCTACAGAATTACTTTCTATTCTTCTGCACTCTTCAACACAATCATCATTTACCGCTGTATAATGCTTTCCATGTACTTTCACTGTCTCAACTCCCATCTTTCTCTCTAACCGCTTTATTTTAGATGCCGGACTTAAACCATATTTCTTTACAATATCCGTCATTTTTTTAACCATGTGATTATGATTCTTCCATTTCTCAAGCAGTGCTTCTTTTATCTGTCTTTCGTTCTCCATGTATATAATGTCTATAACAACTGTATCTATCTGTAAGAACCTGTAACATCTATGTACTGCCTGAATAAAATCGTTAAACTCATAATCAATCCCCAAGAATATCTCCCTGTGGCAGTAACGCTGAAAGTTACAGCCTGAGCCCGATATTGATTTCTTTGTTGCAAACAGCTTGATTCTTCCCTGCGCAAAATCAATAACCCGCTTTTCCCTTATGTCATAATCCTGTGAGCCATATATATCTACAACTTCGGGTATTGCCTTAAGAATTGCCTTTCTTTCAGACTCTAAGTCATGCCACAAAAGGAAATGCTCCTCAGACGAACTCTCTACAATCTCTTTCATTTTTTCAACACGCTGGTCAATGCTGTTTCTTTTTACTTCTGCAGCTTCCTTCAAGCCTGCTGCCGCTTCTGTAAATAACTGCATTTGTCCTGTTTTATCAGATGTATCTCCGTAATGTATTGGTATCTCATGCCACCTTACATCAAGTGGAGGCAACACATAGCCATCATCAGAATATTCTGGATTTACATCTGAAGGTTTCGTTATGAACAACGCCCATGATGAAACCCACAGCCAGAATTCATCTTCCATATTCGGGTACAATGTAAGATTGTTTGCCTTAGTGCTGTCTCTCTGAAAGAATCTTGTAAGTGCCTGCCCTGTATCCATTATCTCAAGATATCCGGCATAATGTATAAGCTCTTTGTATTTGTTTGGACTTGGCGTTGCTGTGGCTACCAGCTTGTAAGGAACATTCTTGAACTTATCAAGAAATGTCTGGTATGTCTTGCTTCCAAAAGACCTTAAAACACTTGCTTCATCCAGCGATGTTGCAACAAAATAATCTGGTCTTATATCACCGTCTCTTACTCTTTCATAGTTGGTAAGCACAATACTGCTATCACAGGATTCTACTTCTTCCATACTTCTGCAATAAACAGGTGCATCATATCCAAGAACATTCACAGCGTCCTGTGTAAATTCCTGTTTTACTCCAAGTGGAAGAACAATCAAAGCCCTTCCGCCCTCGTGATCTATTACCTGTTTACAGAATTCTATCTCCTGTATGGTTTTACCTAAACCAAAACTTTCAAACAAAGCTCTTCTTCCACCTTTAAGTGCCCATATTACGGCATCCCTCTGATGTGGCTTTAATGCTTTGTTAATATCTGCCGGATTTACTTCAAATCCGCTATCCTGTGCAAGTTCTATCTTGCTTTCTAAAAACTCTTTGTATGTCATTTCTGAAAGGAACATCGTACGAATCACTCTGGCCAGAGTTCCAGGCTCCTTTCTGATACTCTTATTTCTCTGCTGCCCTCATGCATTTATATGAGCAGTAATATTTACAATTTCTTTTGTAGCCCCATGTCTCTCTGCTTACCGTTGTTGTGGATACATATTTACCACATTGTGCACAATAAAACCCAAAAGCATCATTGCGCTTCTTTACTGGGAGACTTCGCCTTTCTGTCTGGCTTATCGTCTTTTACTGTTACCGCATCACCTAAAGCTGATATACAGGCTTCTAAAGATTTACAATGTTCATCAATAACTTCTCCCAAGCGGTTCTTGATATATTCAGCCGCATCATCTGCTATGTCTTTCATGCCTGGGAGCTTGTACAGCTCTGTATATCCTGCGTAATGGCTTCTGTCTTCGCTCGGTTCTCCCTTAAACAAATCTGCTCCGGTAAGCTCTTCCTTAACGCGATACATGTCCAGTACCATATTTGCGCCATCTTCTATTGCAAGTCCAAGTTTTCCTATCTGCAATAATGTTTCCTGTGTCATTAGTTGTCCTTTCCAGCTTTACAGAATCCGACGATAACACTCGCTAATGCTGCTCCGGCTATAAAGCTTATTATCTCTGCAATCATATATCCTCCTCTGTCTTGCTATAAATATCTATAACTGCTGCCACAACATCTTCTCTGTTCCATTCTGTTTTTTCGTCTGGTGGTGCAGTTATTGTCACCCTGCCTAATTCTCGATTTATATCCATTGTATAAATCCTGTTATGTACACAACTCTGATACGCCGCTTCATCAGCATATAAGATTTCCATGATTTCCACTGTCTCAAGACTTGAAGTGTATATTTTGTCTCTCAGATGCTTATTATCTTTAAAAAGCTGCTGTAATACCTGTTCAAGCACATTGTTATCTGCAGAATCTTCATACAGATAATTCTTTCCAAATGCTTCCATCCATTCTCTACGGCTGTATACCTGTTCAAAACGTCTTTGACCTGCTCTTATAAGTTTCAAATCTGTTTCTCTGCTCTTATGTACAGCTTCCGCTCCTGTTCTATGGTCTTTTTCACATAGATATACGGTTAGCCCATACTTTTCAGCTATCTTTCTGTTTGCTACCCCATGCATAACATGGTGCTTTTCTAAGCCGTATGATGTAAGAGGTCCAAAATACCCCTGTCCCTCTGCTCTCATACGGCACAGAAAACATTCTTTTGTATCCTGCATTATGCTTCTGCTCATATTCTCCTTTCCCCTCCCATAACAGGGAGGTCTGCTGCCATATTAATAGTTGCTGTGATATATATACTTAGATAAATAAGTATCTTGTAGACATTTATGGAGTAAAACGCTTCTCCCATTTTGTATTTATGCGGATTGTTGCCATCCTGATTCTTAATATGTTGATGGATGCTGGCATTCGTACAAATCTCTTTTAAGTTTGGAGATTCTACCCGCCACCTGCGTCAAATGATTTACGCGCATATTAGTATTATTGGCACTGCTATCTGCATCATAGTTAAGGATTGCCTGCCTTAACCATTCCTGTTTCTCAATCTCCGCTTTTATTTGCTCTTCTTCACTGGCATTTCTCATGTCCTGCCTCCATCTTCTTAAGCTCATACTCCATCCACTTTGTAAAATCATGTGGCTCATCCGACCAACTTATAACATGTCCGCGGCTTACATTTAGATACTGCTGCCACAAATCCGCATTCTTTACTGGCTTGCCTGTCTTTTTCTTCCAACCGTCCTTTTCCCACTGTTGTGGCCAGGCATTTCGACAACTGTTTAATACATGCTCACATTCTGTATTTATGCGTATTTCACAGTTTTCATGGAAACGCATAAGTGCATGTATTATTGCCTGCAGTGCCGCCTGATTCTCTGTAACATTTTCAAGCGTGCCCTTGCCGTTTCTAATGAACTCTTTGCCGCTAATAACTATCTTTAAGACATACATGTATGCTACATGCTTACGGACTGCTGGTCCTCTAGCTGTCGTTTGGATGTATATATCTACCTTTTGCATCTCTTTTTCTCCAATCCCGGAGTCTTGCTGTTATATAAAACATGCCATTTACTCCGTTGTAATACACCTGTGATTCCAGAAGAGAATATTCTGGATGCCAAGCTTGTATCTCTGCTTCCCTTGCAGCCTTATCTCTTACAAATGTGTCTATATATTTGCTTACAGGAACATACCGCCCATTTCCGCCTTTTCTCTTAGAACGGACCTTACGAACTCTGAACTGTCTAAGTCCTGTAGAGCAGTTCCACCGCTTCTCATTTTTCTGTCGGTGCTTGTCCTTTGTTATGTACTTTGCCATTCCTACAAGACCATAAGCATCTTCCTCAAGTCGCTTTGACTGGGAACGCTCTCCCAACTTCCACAACTTCTCACATACATCTCTGTCAAGAAGCCCATCCATAGTCACATGATGATGCCAGCGCACTTTTGCGTCAGGATCATGCTCTGTAACATATATGTACTTGGCTTTAGGCAGACCTAACTTCTTTCGTCTGTAATTAATCCGCCGTATATAATTCGTCATATTTTTTACAGCCTCATCCCAGCAAGCTGGCTCATTCCCTTCTGCATATGTAAGCGTCATCCATATATCATCATTTGTGAAATTCTCTATAATCAGTCTTCCACAATATTTAATGGCATTCTTATTGTTCAGGTTTCTTTGAGTTTCTTTATCCTTAATCCTTCCTTCTTCCGGAATGTCCTCTTTCCTGGTGAACTCTGGATATATTTCTATCTCAAGCTGATTACCTGCCCAGATCTCCTTACATGTGTAGACGCACCTGTATTTGGTCTTCAGCATGTACTCCATGAAGACCTCATTCATATCTTCTACAGATTTATCAATTGCCGCTTCATAGTCATAGGGAATGTACCTTGTACCTTTTCTTTTCATGTACACCCCTTTTAATAATCTTTTTCGCAGACTTGTTAATATTCATTACAAGCCCAAGAAAAAAGACCATTTTATTAATTTTTCTTGATGTACTTGAACATTTCTGATACAATAATATTGTTATATTTGCAGAGCATTTTATGTTCTAAGTACTGAGCCGCTGGTCCAAGCGGCTCTTTTTTATATTGTTGGAAGTCTGTAAGCTCCTTCCGGCACAAAGCTGAATATCTCCAACAATCTCAGCCTTGTGTACCATTTGGCAGCCAGCTCCGTGTTACCAATTCGAAGATTCTCATTAATTCTCTTGTTGTAAGAAATTATCAAACCTACTCGCCGCATATTATCCTCCTTTCCTAAATTACAATATCCTTTGGTTCATTCGGATTCGTTAAATCCTTTCCCTCGTTATCCCTGAAGAATCTTTCAAGCTCTGACTTTCTTATTCTTGTATGAGGGATTTTAAGCACCCTTATCTGATTTGCGTTGATAAGTGTATAAACATACTGTTTAGAAGCTCGCATGATTGTTGCCACTTCCTCCACTGTATACACCATATCCTCCGGCTCTCTCTTTATTGTTGCTATCTTCATAAGCCTGCTCCTTTCCTTAATCTATTTCCTCTTAGGTTCATGGCATAAAGCCAATACTGTTAAACAAATAATTAATGTTATTGCTACCGCTGTATAATTCATAGGCTTTGTTCCTTTCTTTAGTTTCCCTTGAACTTTTATTCAATTATTGATACTATTAATTTGCCCTTACTGGGCGGAAAGGAGGATTTTCTATGCCACTTATAGAAAAACTCATCTGCCCCGCTCTTTTTGATTAAGGTTTCAATCGTGGCACCAAAGCACGTTAAACTGGGTATAATGTAACAATCAGTATGGCGTAACAAATACTCGCAAGAGTAACGGTCTGGACCCGGTTAATAAATCCTCACCATACCGGATGTTCCTTTATCTTCATCAGCTAATGGGCTAATCACATGCTGAACTAAAACTGCATAAGTGGTGAAATGCTTGATAGAAGCACTCAGCGTTATTAAGTGTGATGAAAATCTGCAAAGCATAAAAAGTGAAAAAATTTAGCACTAAACTGTTAGAGATAACGCCTCTGGCAGTTTTTTGTTTATATTCTTTCAAAGAAATACTTCACTATTTCATTCTCTTCTATCTTTAAAGCCTCTGCCGCTTTTATAATTTCACTTTGTCTCCACTCGATCTTGCCTGACAGTTTTAATGATGTTGTATGTTCAGACATTCCAACAGCTTTGGCAAAATCTTTCTGCGTGCCGAATTTTTCAGATACTCGTTCCCTTAATCTGCAATAATTAAATTTCAAGTTCTCCCTGCCCTCCCTATATAATTCAATCCTTCATTTTCACCCAATCTTCTACATCTTTCTGTGATATATTAATAATGCAAGTTAAAAATCATATGTGGGCTAACGCATTATCAAATCTCAATGGGATTGCACCTGTAATCCGTAAGCAAATACAAAAAATGTAATACAAAAACATATCAATACAGTCCACACAACATAAATAAGATATTCTTTGTTGTCGGGCTGTATTTTTCTCATTACTAAAATACATATACCAGCTAATATATATATAACTATCAATGGTATCCACGCGCTCACCTTCTCACCTCCTTGAATAGATAATTACTTGTGCAATTGCTCTTTTACTCCTATACTCTAATTACAGGCTATTGCCGTAGCCGAGTAAATATAAAAGAGGTGATTTCATGAGAGATTCAATCATTGTTAGCGTTTCGGAACTCCGTTCCCTCGTTCAAGATGCCCGTCGTACTGGAAAACAATATGTACAACTTTCCATTCTTGAACCTCTTGACGATTCTGACGGTGGAGAGTCTGTTCCCGCAGAGCTCTCTCTTTGTGCTTTTGATTCTTCGGAGTGTATAGAGCTTGAAAATATCTACGCACCCGAAAACGAATCTGAACTTGATGAGCAAATTGCAACCGCTGTTCATATAAGTTCTAATCTTTTATAAATTTAGGTCTATCTCATACCGGAGACTCGAGGCTTTCTCCTTATGTCTCCGGTATTTGATTCTGCGAATTTCTTTGTCAACCACTTCCTTGAGGCTTGTTTTTTCATCCTCTGTTAATCCTTTTACTATAATTTCAAATGTATCCTCACGGCTTTCTGCACATTTCAAATATCTTTCTTTCCTTCCCTGTCTTTCAAACGTTATTGAAATGCAGGGAAGTAATTCTCCTCGTTTCCATCCTTTTTTATGATTAAAGATCTTGGCTTTCTGCCACTTTCCTTCCTGAGGAATTTTTACGATTACTGGCTCTGTAATTTTCTCTCCATCTATTTCAAGTTCTTCTTTATCGTAATTAATTTTTATGCTATTCATTCTTAACCTCTTAAACTAATAATCATTAGCACAGCTATTGAAAAATATATTGGGAAGTTAGGATGCCTCTCTCTGAATGGTATCCTTATAACTTCATAATGCTTAATGCCAGATACTTTCATTTTCTTTATAGCTGATACCGCCTGTATAAATGTCTTGGCTTTCTCTTCTATGAATGGTTCGTAGCTACGGATAATGTACTTATATGTTTTCTTCGCAATTGCTCTCACCTCCTCGAATAGATAATCTCGCTTTTAGCGAGTTCTTTTACCAAAAAAAATACAGTCAATAGGTATATGATATATTTCTGAAAGCCTCTTAATCTCATCATAATTAGGTATTTTTTCGCTTTTTTCCCAGCGCCTGATGGTTGAGCGGTCAACTTTCATTATTTCAGCAACCTGACTCTGTGTTAACTCTGCATTAACCCTAGCTGCTGCCAGACTAATCTGTAATTTTTCCATTGAATTCTATACACTCCTTTCCCCCGTATAGCCGGATAGGGCAGCTCCTTAATATATCGTTACGCTTCTTTTCTGTTCAGCTTATAAAGCAATGCAACTGTGATAATGCCTAATACAATCTGTATTATATCCAGTATCATCTCTCTCACCTCTTTTCATATTACATTTCTATTGACAATATATTTATATCAAGGTAATCTAGTAATGAGGTCGGGGAGATTTCTCTCCCCTCTTTCATTATTGTAGGATTTCTCTTATGAGTTTTATTATCTCAATAAGTAAATCCAGTGAAGCGGTTGCGAATGCTAACTTGGTTAGGGTAGGCTTGCAATCGCTTCTTTTTTTACCTTGTTTCTTGCTCATTTCTTTATCTCCTTTCCTTTGATGATTGTA